TTAAATTTAAAATTTCAAATTTAAGTATATAACCACTTTCACCATATCCCGGACCTTCTTCTCTATTTGATCTTAAAATCATCTGAATATAATCATAACCTTCACGGAGTAACACTCCCATTTTAAATTTACCACGATCAGTGAATTTAATCGTACCAAAGACAACGTATTGACTAATGGCTTCTTGGAGTTTCACTTCCACAATATCTTGAGGATCAAATACAGGGGAATAAGGAGAAGATTCTCCATCCTTATTGATTGGAATAATAATCGGAACTTCATTATTATGTGTTCCCCAAGTTAGTTCACTAGGTTTAGGCATTGCGTTCCTGTTCTATACGTTTTAAATATTGATCATATAAATTAATAATTAAATCAAATTCATCCATTAAAAGTTTATTAGATTCGTTAATACCTAATTTAATAGAAAATAATAAATTAAATTGGGAAGAGAGAATAGTCATATAATCTTCTACGGTTAAAAATCGTAGAAGAATAGTATAAAATCCGAAATATTTAACCCTTGAGCATTTGCATTATATTTGTGAATAAACATATTAATAATATTAAAAAATGCTTTATTATTTTTTTCATAAGATTTTTTAATGTTTCTCAATTGATCATATGATAAACTATTAAAAAATTGTATTCTTTGAGAAGGAGTCATTACGTTGGCTACACCATCTTTAACAAATGCTTTAATACACATGGCTAAAGACAACATCTTAAATGATGCATCTGGATCTTTAGAACATTCTTCTTGGATATATAATATATCACCACGAGTTGGAACCATAAGATAGATATCTAAATCATCATCGATAGAAAGATAATCCATTGGATTTTTACAAAATTCATCTTTATGAGATTTAATTTCATCTAACATATCACTAATATTAATATCAATATAAGATAAAGTTTTATCTACATTAATTTTAAATTTGGCTTCTTCGCCTCGTGATAATAAACGTAGATAAACCAATAAATAAACCCAATCATGTATTGTAAGATTTTCAATTTCATAATTATTTGTTATACATCTTTTTAAAATTACATCTAAAGCGTTTGTAAGAGAAAATTCTAAAAGACGAGATTGATAAGTATAATCAATAGCATTTTTATCCAAAATTTCATTACGTGATTCAAAAATCTCTAATTGTTTAGAAAGAAATTTATATTCTTCAACAGTCATACTTCTTAATTGAGTAATATGATTATCATAAGATAATAACGCAACTTCATCAGAGTAAATTTCTGCGCTAAAATTCTGAATAAAATTATTAAAGGATTGATCATCTATATGTTGAGTTTTCTCAATTTTTTTATTTGTACTTTTTTTCATTATGGGAACATTTTCTATTGGTTTTGAAATAGGTTTATCTTCAATAATATTTTCTTCAATATTTTTAACTATTTCTTTTGAAATTTGAGTAGATTCATTTTCAGATTTTCCAAATAATTTCATTTTAGTTTCTTCAGCAGATTTTCGAATTTGTGGATGTTCATTTGAATTATTAATAATAGAATTTAAGTGTTCTAATGTTAAATTATTATTATTTGAAACAAAAGCGGCAGGTTGTCCTTGTCCTGGCAGTCCTGGTCCTGGCATTCCTTGACATGGTATGTTTTTTAGAAACATATTTTCATCAATAAATCCTTTATTATCTTCCATTTCTCTCTCCCTTTTGTGATAATTTGATATTCTAACATATTTAGTATGATTAAATGCTTTTATAGAATTATTTGGAGGGTGTATTGTATGTATAAATACCCTTATAAAAATTCATAAACGCTCCATATGAATTCTTATTATATATAAGATATATCTTTATAAGTATTTAGTATTTTCGTCAATAATAAAAAAAGAAAACCCCTAAATTAATAGGGGCTTTCAGATTAATTATTCAAATTTCTTTTACATTTGATTATAATAACTATAAGTAATAGTTGCATCAAATGTTAATGGCGCATCTCGTGATTCGTGACTATATTGTATAGCACTAATTGCAGATAAATAGGCCATGCTTAATTTATATTGTCCAACTGTTTCTCTATTTGTATTAAGTTGAAATAAAGTCATAGTACCCATATAAGCTGTTGGTGCGTTCCAAACAGGTCCTTGTCCTTCTTCATACTGATAAACTTCTTCTAAAACAGTTTTCCATTTCTGTAAAATAGAATATTCAGCATCAATAATAAACTGCGAAGTAAGTGGTTCATATGTTGGAGTACCACCTAATTTGTACGTCATACCAAAGTATGGAATAGCAACTTCGTTAATTGTTAAACCAGGAAGCGCAGAAGTTCTCATCGACGCTACCACGCTTTGTGGATCACCCAATTGACCAAAACACCCACCACTAAATTCGCAACGAAAATGATAGGGTCTGGCAATATCTTTAATTTGTTCTCTAAATTTATTTAGACTATACATATTGCCGTCCTTTATCTAATTAAATACCAGTTGTAGGTACTGTATTTGTAACACCCGGATTAACTCTTGTAGCCAATTCTTGAAGATTAATTCCTGCTCTTGTAATATAGAATCTAAGATAAACAAATTCTGCAACAGGAGTAGGTTTAACATATACATCAACATAAAGTTCATTGTTATCTAATACTATATCTGTATTGTTTGTTTCATTACAAACTACTAAGAATTCATTTAATCCGCGATTGTTTTGAACCCATTGTAAGAACTCATTAAATATACCAGTAATACTTGATCTGGTAAATTCATCATTGAATTCAAATACAAATTGTTCAGCAAGTCTACGTGTACGTCTTTTCAAAAATGCCAGTAATCTACGAACATTTACTCTGTTTAAATAACTTTCTCTATCTAAAAGAGTCTTTTGTCCGTAAATTGTAATTGCACTTCTAATCACAGCAATAGGGTTAACTCTATTTGCATAAAGTGCGTCACGTTGTGCTAATCTGAAAGTTTCACGAAGATCCAATACTTCGGACATCGTTCCTCTACGTGAACCAGCGGGAGCATACCAAGGGTAGTAATCTTTATCATCTTGGGCATAAATACCTGCAACTGTTCCTGAAGGAGCCACCCAACGATATATACCATTATATTTATCATAAACTTTCAAACGGTTATGATATAAAGCAGCATAACTACCCGTATCACCACCAAGAAGAAGATTTTCTTGCGTCCATTGAACAATTTGGTCAACAGTTTTATATTCAGAAGGAACATCTAAGATTGCAATAGATTTACCATTTAAATCTTCAGCAAGACTTGCTAATGCTTTTTTAGCAACCAATGGCATATCACCATCTATTAAAACATCTACATCTACATCAGATTCTTCGTATAATTCAAGTCCATTCAAATATTCACCAACAAGAGTTGTACTTACACCTTCACGTTCTACTGTTTCATAGAAATTTTGAAGCTCACCAGAATAACCACCTCTTAATTGAATTGGCAATGTAGTGGTCATAACACAATCAACAGCAAGATCAGACATTTTTGCTCGAATAATTGTTGAATTATTATTAACAACATCTTCAACAAAAAGTTTTTGACCATTACCATCAAATGCGTTTTGATCAGTAGAAACTCTATGGTATTCTACTTCACCCCACGAATTGGAAACTGTATCTCTTGAAAGAACAAAGATACCAAATTCTTTAGAACTTGCTGGCAAATTATTAGGAATTACTGACAAGAAATCAAACTCTGCCACTAATTCAGCATAAGTAACTTTAGAAAGCAAACGTTTAATACTTGGTTCATCGTCTGTTCCCCAATCTACAAATTCTTCAGGAACAAACGAATCAGATTTAAGTGTTTCTCTTGGAATACTTAAACTATAAGGATACTTCTTTAATTTTTCAGCATCTTCATAACCTAATAAGAAAATATAATAATCATCATAATCACTTCCCGGTCCAATTGCAGAAAGAACTAAATCTTCTACTTTAGCTTCACCATTAATTTCTGCATTAAAATCGAAAGTATCTAAATCTTCTGGATCATAATATTCTGGATCAGTTGTAGTACCATGTTTATATCGGATACCACCAACCCAAGTATTTTCAACCCATGCTATACGTTCCCACAAAACTTCATTATCAGTAGTTGTATCACCAATATCAGTATCCCAAGCAACAACTGTATCACTCTCACTACCTTTATCAGTTTTTTCTGCTTCAGAGTTAAATGCTTGACTGGTTAATCCCGCACGAGTACAACGATAAACATATCCATTTGGATAAAGTGAATCAGGAACTCCTGGTGCTGTTTCATCCGTAAAATGTTCTACTTGGCCTAAAGCTGTATCTTCATACCAACCATCATGAACTAAATCACCTACATCATATTCAACATTACGTTCTCGTGGAAACGCTCTATTAATAGTATGTCGTGTATTAAATGCTTGTACACATTTGTATTCGGAATTATAATATTCTTCAACATCTTCTTGGGTAGGAAAAGTTGAATCAGATGCTTCCAAATATTCAGTAACATCATTATTATAAATGTAGGGATCAAGATTTGCAATTGTAGGTAATGAACCATCAGGTTCGCTATCTGAATTACAATCGTAACCAATGGCCGACACTACAG